AAATGGTAACAGAATTCATAGAATTGGCCCAAGAAATGGGCATTGGCCCTGCTATGAGGAATTTGGGCTATCCTAAATCATATCATACAGCTAAGAAGTTCTTTGTTCAAAGAAATATAGAAATGCCAACTGCTAATACATTAGCAGTTATATCTAAACAATTAGACATCTTCTATACAGATAGAGATAAAATTGTGGCGGCACAGGCAGTAATAGATAGAACAGTAGAGAAGCTATATGAAGATGATCTACTTGCAGAAGATATTAACAAACTATCAAATGCTCTACATAAGGCCATTCAGACTATTAACTTAATTGAAGGTAAATCTACTAACATTAATGAGAATAGATCTAAAGATGGTACTGATTTGGCTATAGTAGATATACTTAATGAAGCAAGAATGCGTAATCAATCTATTAAACATTCCTTGAATGCCACCACCTGAATGTAAAAAAATATATTTATTTTCGTTTTTGCTACTCTAGATAAATTTCTACAGTAAGATATATAGGTATGATAAAAGGATATAATGCAAATAGACGAGTATATGCAGGACATAGATCCTAGACTTCTTTCATTTTCTGAAGGAAGGGTGGAACTAACTAAATATGATCCAATGTTATTTGCTTTGACCTATTTGCCACACCATTTAAAGAATATGGAAGATCAACTTACTCTTTCTGAATTTCACTGGGACCTTGGTGAATATGGAAAGACTTGGATCAATAAGCCAACTGCACCTAAGCAAAATAGAGATGCATTTATTGCTCCTCGTGAATGTGGCAAGTCTACTTGGATCTTCCTTATATTACCTATGTGGGCCGCCGCCCACGGACACATAAAGTTTGTAGCTGCTTTTTCAGATGCTGCGTCTCAAGCTGAGACTCACTTATTAACATTTAAGAATGAATTGGAAACAAATGAATATCTCAAAACTGATTTCCCAGAACTATGCACACCTAAAATTGTCGGTTCAACTGGGCGTAGCTTGGCGGCTAATGCTTGGCGTATTATTCAGGCAAATGATTTTATCTTTGACGCTAATGGTATTGATACTAACTCTTTGGGTAAGAAAGTATTTGGGCAACGCCCTGATCTCATTATTCTTGACGATATTGAGAAGGGCGAAAAGAATTATTCCGAATATCAAGCAGGACAACAGCGTAGAACGGTATTTGATGACATTGCTCCTATGAATATCTACGCAAGAATGATTATAGTAGGAACAACTACTATGCCTAATTCTATGATGGATGAATTTAGAAAGCATGCAGAAGGACAAACAGATAAGGCACTAGAGTGGATTACAGACCAGAATGTGGATGTTCACTACTATCCAGCCATTATGACTGGTGAAGATGGCTCAGAACGCTCTGTATGGCCTGAGAAGTGGCCTCTAGAGTGGCTTAACTCACAAAGACACCTGCGTGACTTTGCAAAGAACTATATGAATAAGCCAGTTAACCTTGATGGTAATTTCTGGACATTTGAAGACATAATTATACAAGAGGGTGAGTATGGAAATACAATTATCTCCATTGACCCTGCTGTAACTAAGAATAAAGTTTCTGACTATACGGGCATAGCTGTATTGAGCAGAGGTGAAGATGATAATATCTATGTGAGAGATGCTTTTCAGCTGAAAGTATCTCCATCGGAGTTATCTGACAGAGTGGCAGCACTCGTTGACCAATACCAACCTGGTGTTATCTATGTAGAAACAAACCAAGGTGGTGATCTATGGCAGGATGTGTTTAAAACTATTCCTGTAAAATATAGATCAGTAAGACAATCAGTATCAAAGCAAATCAGAGCAGGCAAAGCTTTGAACTTTTATCAACAAGGAAAAGTCAGACATACTGCACATTTCCCAGTTCTAGAAGAACAAATGTGGTCCTTTCCAAAAGTATCACATGACGATGTTCTTGATGCTGTAGTTTCTGGCATATTATATTTCTTGGACAATAAAGCCCAAGGTGTAATTGCCAAACAATTAAATTATCTGAGGAGATAAAATGACAGATATAAAGGTAGCCTTAGACCAAATCATAGACAAAAGAGATAAGTACATGGTCTCAGAGGCATATTACGAAGGTGCAAATGATGAAGTGTTTACACATCAGCGTTGGTACAGACTATTTAGACATGAAAGAACAAGATTTTCAGGAGTTACTCCATTTAGATTCAATTTTAGCAAGACTGTAGTAGATGCAGTACTTAATCGTCTAGAAATAGCACAAATTGAGACAACTACACCTGCTGGAGATGCTTACATCAATAAAATCTGGGAACAGACTGATTTGAAGCTAGATATGAATGAAATACATAGAAATGCACTCGTTTATGGCGATTGCTATGCAATTGTGTGGCCAGATATGGAAGGCAATCTAGCAATTGATTATAACTCACCAATGACTACTACTCTTGTCTACGATCAGGAAAATCCACGCATTAAGTCATATGCTACTAAAATGTGGCAAGTAACTGACACATCTGACCGTAAAGTAATCAAGATTAATATGTATTATGCAGATAGAATTGAGAAGTATGAAGGTCTAGGTGAGATTGATTCACTTAATGGCGTTCCTAATCTACAATTAACAGAAGTTGTTACTAATCCATGGAATGAAATTCCTGTTTTCCACTTCCGCACAAATAAGCCATACGGCAGACCAGAACACGCAGATGCATTTGGTCCACAGGATGCTATAAACAAGCTCATATCAACTCACATGATGACTGTAGACTATCAGGGTGCTCCACAGCGCTATGCATTGTCTAATGGTGGTAATTCAAATGAGTTTGATGACTTCTCAGAAGATGATACAGCAAGAGAAAATCTTGGTGCATTACAAAATGGTCCAGGACAACTTTGGTATTTACAAGGAGTGTCCTCAGTTGGTCAGTTCCCAGCAGCAGACCCATCAACATTTACAAATCCTGTAAATGAGTTTGTAGCTGACATGGCTGCAATCACATCAACGCCAGTTCATTACTTCTCAAGCACCAACTACCTTCCATCAGGACAGGCATTGCGTGTAGCAGAAGCACCACTATTTAAGAAGGTACTTAATCGCCAGTTAGCATTAGGTTCTACTTGGAGAGATCTATTTAAGTTCATGCTTAAGATTGAAGGCATCATTGCTGATATTGATATTGATTGGAAGTCTCCAGAATCTGTTGACTCTCTAGATCAATGGGATATCGCAGTACGCAAGAAGTCTGTAGGAGTTCCTCTAGAACAGATCCTACTTGAACTTGGATACGATCCAGAAATTGCTAAATTGATTTCAGATGAAGCAATGGCAAATAGACCAGACCTAGGTGCAACTGAAGTTGCATTGCCTGGCACAGGATTAAATACAAACAACCTAGCTCTGGAGCAAACTGCTGCTGAGCAAAACAATCAAGGAGAATAAAATGGAACAAGAGAATATCGTAGAAGGTACATCTGACGAAATTCGTGATCCTAAAGCCGTCTTAGAAGCTTTAGACAAAGCGAAGGCGGAAGCAAAGAAGTTTAGATTGGAGAAGGAGGCCTTGGAAACACAGGTTCAAGAATCAATTTCCAAGATCTCCCAATTCCAGTCAAAGCTATTGGCAGAACATGTTAATAAGCATCTTTCGTCATTAGGCATTGCAAATGGAGAGAAATTATCCAAATATATAAAGATGGATACTTTATCTTTAACTGAAGACTTTGAGGTTGCTGGTTTAGATGAGCAAGTTGCTACATTAAAATCAGATTTCCCTGAATTGTTTGATCCTAAATTTATAGTAGCTGGGAAAGCAGATGGCGCAATTAAATCTGCTGTTGAAATTCCACAGTCTGCTACAGATTTACAGGCCAAACTTATTCTAAATAAATAATTTATAAGGTATACTAGTCCTATGCAGCTCCAAATGGACATTTGGGCTTGCGATTAATATATTCGGACGATTATATGTTCAAAACCCAAATTCAATTAACTAAAAGGAGATTAACATGGCCGCAGGTCGCACAGATCTCACCGAAGGTAATGGTTATATTCCAGAGGAAGTTGGTTCAGTTGCTATTCAAGCAACAATCGCTAACTCTGTAGTAGAAGCATTTGCTCGTCGTGAGAATATGTCATCTCGTACAAAAGGCGTTCCACGCTTTGTATCAGATGCACCAGTAGTAGTAGCAGAAGGCGTAGACATTCCAAATTCAGATACAACTCTGGATGAGATTGTTCTAACAGCTCGCAAGTACGCACAGATTTTCAACATTTCAGAAGAAGATGTTAACGATTCACTCGTTGACACACTTAACACATACAAGAGAGAGTGGGCATCACTCTGGGCTCGTAAGTATGACAACGCATGCCTTGGCGTAACAGCTGTTGGCGATGGAGATGACGGACAACCGTTTAACTCTGTTTACTACGCAGTGTCACAATACGATTCAGGAAACAACATTATCTCAACAGCAGGAGATCTAGAGTTTGCAGATATTTCTAATGCTCTAGGTAAGGCTGAATCAAGCAAGTACTTTGATGCTGCTAACACAGTATTCATCGTTCACCCAAAGATGCTTGCACACATCCGTAACATGGAAACAACAGGTGGAAACCTAGTTCTTCCAGATCCACTTGGAGCTCGTCCAGGTAGCCTATTTGGTTACCCAATGGTAGTTTCATACGGTGCAGCAACTTCAGCATCAGCATCAGCTGCTCCATCAGGAGATCCACTACTTATCGTAGGTAATCGCAACATGATGATCAACGGTGTTCGTAGCACAATTGAATCTGCAATCTCTCGTGATGCAGACTTCTCAAAGGACGGCGTCTTGCTAAAGACTCGTGTTCGTCGTGGTTTCGCTGTTGCAGCGGCTGAGGCATTCGCAATAGTTCGCAAGACAGCAGCGGCGTAAGGAGATAAATCATGCCATCAAAACTATACGGTAATTTCCTAGCAAAAGCATTAAACAAAGAGGTAGATTGGGATTCAGATACTATCAAGGTATTACTCGCATCTTCTTCTTACACACCTAACCAGGACACACATGACTACTTAGACGATGTTTCAACATACGAAGTATCAGGAACTGGTTATACAACAGGCGGTAACACTCTTGCTTCAAAGACTGTTACATACGATGGCACAAACAATGTTGTCATCCTAGACGCTGCAGATGTTACATGGTCATCTTCAACAATTACAGCTCGTTATGCTGTAGTTTACGATGATGCAGGTGCAACAGCAGGCACAAAGCCTCTAATTGGATATGTTGACTTCGGTTCAGACCAGTCATCAACCAATGGTAACTTCACAATTACTTGGGACAGCACGGGCATAGTCCGTATCACTGTAGCGTAATTGCAGATGGACGTAAGGGTAGAAGCGAGACCACTAGTAGCAGGCGCTACATTTGTGGAGTCAAAATCAGTTGTTGAGATAATCTCCAATTGTGTTATTGTCTCTCCGATTATTTCTCGCTTCACCCTTGCTCCAGTTTTATCAGTAGGTGCAACAAGCATTTCAGCAATTAGCCCAGAATCATTCAGAATTGGAGTACGGGCTGCGGCGTAACGCCAGCAGCCTATTTTTATGCCAGTATATAATAGTTACGAGTCAGTAATCTCAGCCAAGAGCCCTAGCATTTGGATAAGATCAAATGAAACAGCGGGTACTCCTAGCAACTCAGGATCTTTGGCATGCTCATTAACAGCATATGGTGCTCCACAATTAAACTATGATTCTAGCGTAGATGGAAGATCTATCTATTTAAACGGCTCTTCTGGATATCAATTATCAAACTTTCCATCATTTTCATTACTTGATGACAGATCATTTACAGTTGAAACATGGTTCAAGTCACCAACAACTGGATATACATCAGACTTTTCAGGACACTTCTTTAGAATAGATACACCAAACGCTGGAGTTCCAGGCGGAGGAATGGGCTTTAGAATCTTTGGAACAGGCGTAGGCAATGCAGCATTTTATGGAAGATTAGAACTTTATGTAGATGCAGGCGCATCTCCATTTTACAATATAGTTTCTCCAGCTGGTGTTAGTTATAATGATAACATGTGGCACCATGCGGTAGCCACAATTAATACAACATCAATAAAAATGTATGTTGATGGATCTCTGGTTGCACAACAGACAATTGCAACAAGTGCTATTGATTGGGACGATCTAACTGGAACAAAGACAATTGGATATTCAACTACAACCTCAGAATTCTTTAAAGGACAGATAGATGAATTTGCAATATATGA